AAGCAGTCGTGGCGCGTTGCCAAGGCCCTGATCGCAAGCCGGAACGGGAACGTCAACCACGGGCTGGCGAGAGGCGGAACCGTTCGCGGGTATGTCCGCGAGATCGTCACCGGGCCGAATCAGCGCGTCGAGGCGTTGCTTGAAAACAACTTGAAGTACATAACCGAGGCCACGCCCGAATCTGACGTGGGAAAAGCGATGGCGGCGGCGACGAAGACAATCGACGGAATCATCAAAGAAAAGCTTGAGGAAGCGGGACGTCAAATCTGACCACGCCACCCCAGCAAAACCAGAAAGGACGAAACCATGAAAGAGAAGCAAGACACCAGAGGGACGGCGCGTTGCGCGGACTGCCTGTTCGGGCGGCCCGTGACCGTCGTGGACAGAGACAAGAAAGGCGCAGAGACGGCGCGGCGCGAAATGTGCGAGTGCCACGTGGCCAGGCCGACGCGGTACGGGTTCCCGACCGTGCGGCTTGACGACTTCTGCGCGTGCCACGTTGACGCGGCGACCGCAGAGCGGACGTTCGCGGGGCTTGTCGTGACCGGGGCAACGGTGACGGCATGAGGGGCGGCGAAGCGAAAGGACGACAGCCCATGACGGAGAAGAACGAGACGATGCGGCGCGGCGTTGCGCGGTGGGGGCAGGAGGGCTACCCGCCGCCACGCCGCGCCGATTGAATTTGCACACGCCGCCCGCCCGACGCGGCGAGGAGAAAGCCGGGCAAATCTTGAACCACCAAACCACCGAAAGGGAAAACGAGAAGATGAGCAAGACCGAACAGAACGAACCCACGGCAAGCGCGGACGCGACGCCCGCCGACGCCGAGCCGAAGACCGTCCAGGTGCTGACGCGCTTTGAACGCGACGAACTGGAGGCCATGAAGGACGAGACGGGGGCGCTCGCCGACGCGACCGCCGTCGCCTGTTTCGTGAGGAAGAACCTCCGCAAGAGGGGCTGACAATGACGCGACCGACCACGAAGCCGAGCGACAACCGCGTCATGTTCGACGCGGACGTTGCGGCGTTCTTCGGGATCGACAAGAGAACGCTGCAACGGCGCATTTTGCGCCCCGTTCCCGGCGAGATCGACCCGAACGACGCGCACCCGCAGACCATCGGCGGACGCCGCCTGTGGCTGCGCGAGGAAGTGGAACGGCTTGTCGGGATCGGAGAGCCGAGAAAGGACAGCAGACGATGACGATCAACGAGATCATGCTCCGCGACATCCGGGACGTGGAACGCAAGGAGCGCGAACGCGCCAAGCGTGAAACTGCCAGCGCGGGCGACGAGTGCGGCCTGCCGTGGCTTGCCGTCGCCGTTTGGATTGCCGCCGGGCTTGCCATGCTGGGCGCGGCGTTCGCGGGCGGCATGTGCTACCAGAGCCACCGCGCATTACATGCCAGCCGCGAGTTTGCGGCATGGAACGAGCGCGTGGAACGCGAGGCGACCGAAGCCGCCCGCACCATGAGCAACTACGAACTTCTGAAAGCGACGTGGCGCAAGGGCGACACCGCCGCCGACAGGTAAACCAACCGAAAGGACGAATAAATGACAAGGCAAGACTACATCGCCGGGCTTGAGGAAATCCGCAAGCAGGTGAAGGAGATCGGGCAAGCGTTCGCCGCCGTCGATTTGACGGACGCGACGAACATGGAGAGCGACCGCCACAAGAAGACGAAGAAACTCGTCACGGACTTGTGCGACCGCCTGTATGAAGACATCGCGATCAGCGCGAAGGTTGCGGCTGACAACGCCGAAGCCGGGATCGGCGAACAGGGCGACCTCTTCAACGACGCGGCGAAAGCGGCCAAGGCCAAGGCGGCGAAGCCCGCCGAGGAAGCCGAGGTCGTTGACGTTCGGGCCATAGAGAGCGGCAAGCCTCTGGCACTTCCCGCGCCTGACAAGAAGTCCGGCAAGAAGAAAGGCGGTACGAAGTGAACGCGACCATTTATGACGAAGTGAAGGTCACAATTTCGCTCGGCGATCTCTTGATGATCCACTCGGCGGCGAACTGTTTTCAGATTGCCGACGAGAAACGCGAAGCGTTGGAGAAGAAGAACGCCGAACTCCTGAAGGAGTGCGAGAGACAGGCGGAGGACATCGACCAGTTGCGTTTCAGAATTTCAGACGCGAAAGACAAACTGGATGCGTGGGAAAAGGCGGAGAAAGTCGAAAAGCCGATAGCCGACGCGCTTGCCTACCTTGACGAACACAACACGCCGTTAGAGGAGGCTGACGTCGACACGGCTTGCGCCGTCATTCGCGCCCTCCTGGCGAAGAAGTCCGCCGCGCCTGTTGAGACGCCGGCCGCACCCGCCAGCATGGAGGACGCGATATGAGAGCAGCGACGACGAAGCCGACCGCGCCCGCGAAGCCGGACGCGATGAAACAGGCACAGGCCGAACTCGCCGCGAAGCGTGAAGCCGAGCGGAGGGAACTCGACGAGTTGCGCCGCGACGTTCCGCCGGGCATTGGCGAGATCGAGGAACTTGAAAAAGCCGCCCGCACGATCCGCGCCAAACTTCTCGCCATCCAGACGAAACTCCGCGTCACCAAAGATCGCGGCAAAGGGCACAACCCCAACGCGCAAGTGACATACGAGTACCGCAACGCCGAGGACATTCTCGAAGCCGTCAAGCCGCTTTGTGCGGAAGTTGGGGCCGTCGTGACTGTTGACGTTGTGCCGAAGGTGATCGGCGAATCCGTCCCCGTCGAAATCAAGGTCGTCGGCAAAGACAAGTACAAGAACGACATCCTCGCCATGTTGTCCGGGCCGCGTTTCGTGGCTATTGCGACGGCGACGCTTTCGGATTGCGCGACAGGCGAATCCGTCAGCGCGTCGTCGTTCGCGTTTGTGGACGCATGGCGCAAGGGCCAGACGGAGCCGGAGAAGTTGTGCGGGAGCGCGGACAGCTACGCAAGCAAGTACGCGCTCGGCCACCTCTTCGCGCTTGACAACAATCGCGACGCGGACATGGAAAGCGACGGCAACGGCGCGTCCGCGCCGAAACCGCAAGACGCCGGGCCACTTCCCGACGGTTACGACTTCTGAAACCACCAAAACCGAAAGGACGAAAAACCATGAACGCAGAAACGTTCACCCCACAGATAACGACCGACATTTCGGCCGTTCCGAAACTCATAGAATGCAACCTCGACGAACTTGCGCCGTACATCAAAGAGCGGTGCGACTTCGCAAGATCGCTCGTCGTTGACGTTGACAATATAGCCGACTGCGACAACGCGAAGAAACAGGCCGCGACGATTGCCAAGATCGAAAAAGCCATCGCCGAGAAGCGCAAGGAATGGACGAAAGCATGGGCCGCGCCGATTGAGGCGATAGTCGAGAAGTGCAAGAAGTACGAACTCGACCTCCACAACGCTGCCGCCCTTCTCCGCACGAACGCGGCGCAGGGCGAAGCCAAGATCAAGGGCCGCAAACGCGACCGCTTGCGCGACCTTTGGAACGAGCGCATGGAGCATTACGGAGCAGACAAGACCCTGCGGCACTATGCCGACTTTTTCGCCGTGAACACAAGCGAAGCAACCGTCGGCAACTGGCTGAACAAGGGCGCGACCGACGCCAAGATACAGGCGGCGATGGACGCCGAACTTGAACGGTGCAAGCACGAAGAGAAAGTCGTCGCCGGACTGTTCGCCGACAGCCCCGTCGAAGTGCGGACGATTGCCACCGACGCACTACGCCGCCACTTCTCTTCCACCGAAGCCGCCGAAGCCGTCACCCGCTACCGCGAACAGCAGAAGCGGCTGGACGAGGAACGGCAAGCCGAAGCGGAACGCCGTGCCGAGGAAGAGCGCAAGGTGGAAGCCGCCGCCGTGAAGCCTACGCCCGCACCAACGCCCGCACCGCAGCCGACGGCGAAGCCTACACCCACCGTCGAGCCTGTCGAATCTTTCCGCTTCATGCTTACAGGCAAACGGAGCGCACTTACGAAAATGCGGCAATACGGCGAATCGCTGGGAATCGTTTTCAAGTGGCTCAAAGACTGAACAACGCAACCGAACCGAAAGGACAAAACAAATGAACAGACCCGAATATCTCCTCGACATTCCGGCGGAGGAATACCACGCCGCGACGAAGGAAAACCAGTACACGACCTCGCACCGCCTGAATCTTTTTCGGCGTTGCCCGGCCCTCTACCACAAGCACATCACAGGCGAGATCGTCGAGGGCGACACCGCCGCGTTCCAAATGGGCCGCGCCGTCCATGTCCTCACAATCGAGGGCGCTGACAAATTCGACGCCGAGTATCTTGTCGCCGACGGCCCGACGAACCCGAAGACTGGCAAGCCCTACGGACGCGAAACCAAGATGTTCAAGGATTGGGCCGAACTCCAGACGCGCCCCGTCATCGGGAGCAACGACCACGCGCTCATGCTCAAACTTTCGGACGCAGTACACGCGCACCCGATAGCGGCGGACATTCTTTCGGCGGGCTTTGCCGAGGCGACCGTTCGCGCCGTATGGGACGGCGAACCCGTACAGGCGCGGCTCGACTGGTTTGATCCCGAACGCGGGATCATAGCCGACCTCAAGACGTGCGCGGACGTTGACCGCTTCCCGTTCGACATCCGCGACTTCGGTTATGTCACGCAGTTGGCGTTCTACAAGCGCGTCCTCGAACTGGCGGGCTACGCCGGGCCGTCGCTCCGCGCCTACCTGATCGCCGTCGAGAAGAAGGAGCCGTACCGCGTCGCCGTCGTGGAACTCTACCCAATGACGTTGGAAGACGGCAACATTGCCGAGGCGTCGAAATACGGGGTCGGCAACAATCTGGTGATGAGCGAACTTCTGACGTGCCGCGCTAAGGACGAGTGGCCGACGCGGTACGAAGGGATCCTCCACATCTGACCGAGCCGCGATTTAGTGCGGACAACCGCAACACACAAAGGAGAAAACAGACAATGAGCGAAGAGCAGAAGCAGCCCAACGGGCGACCGAAGCCCGAAATTCGCGGCAAGGTGATCGCCGTCATGGACGAATGGCGGAACAACACCGGGACATTCTGGAAACGCGAGGTCGTCGTCGAGACGGGCCTCCGCTTCCCGAACCCGCTGAAGGTGACGTTCCAGAAAGAGGGGACGAGCCACCTTGAGGGCGTCGCCGAGGGCGATTGCGTGATAATCCCCTACGTCCTGAACGGGCGCGAGTACGACGGGCGGTATTATGTCGATATTATCGGCATGGGCCTCCAGAAGATCGTCGGCGCGGGCGGCGGCGGCAATGGCGGCGCGGCCCCGGCACAGGCGGCGGCGAAGCCCGTCCTCGGTTGCACGGCGGCGACCGCGATTGAGGAATGGGCGAAGAACCACGGCGACGACAAGGCGGGCTTCGCGGCGTTTTGTAAGCAGTTGAAGCCCGGCAAGGCGTCGAAGACGTACACCATCAGCGATTGGGCGGACGTGGTGAACGCGATACAGGCGGCGGACGCGCAAGCGGCGCAAGAGGCGGCGAACGACGCCGCGACCGATCCCGACGACCTGCCATTCTGATTGAGTGCCGCCGGGCGGCTGATCCGAAAAGGGCCGGACGCCGCCCGGCTTTACTTCCAACAACACGAAAGGACGACAAATGCGAACAATAAACACAGTTGACTTATTTTGCGGGGCCGGAGGGGCAACGACTGGCCTTGAGTTGGCGTTGAAGCGTCTCGGCATGGATCACAAGGGAATCGCCATCAACCATTGGCGCGTCGCCGTCGAGACGATGAAAGCGAACCACCCGGCGGTTGACACGAAGCAGATGAGCATCGAGGAAGCGATCCCGGAGGAACTTGTGCCGGGCCGCGTGGTGGACTTGCTTTGGGCGTCGCCGTCCTGCACACACCATAGCCGCGCCAAAGGCGGCAAGCCGCGCAGCAACCAACTCCGCGCCCAGCCGTCGCTGATCCTTCAATGGCTTGACGACCTTTATGTCCGGCGCGTGATTGTCGAGAACGTGCCGGAGTTTGTTGATTGGGGGCCGCTGACGAAAGACGGGCGACCGATTGAACGGCTTAAAGGCTCATGCTTTCGGGCGTGGATCGAAGAAATCAAAGCGAGGAACTACGCGGTCGAGTGGCGCGTTGTGAATTGCGCAGACTATGGCGACGCGACGAGCCGCCGCCGCTTTTTCCTGAAAGCCGTCCGGCGCGGTTGCGGCAAGATCAGATGGCCGGAGCCGACGCACGAAGAGAACCCGCAGCCGGGATTGTTTGGAACCTTGAAGCCGTGGCGAGGCGTCCGCGAGTGCCTTGACCTATCCGACACGGGCCACAGCATTTTCAACCGCAAGAAGCCACTGGCAAAGAACACCCTCCGCCGAATTGCCGTCGGCTTGCGTAAGTTTTGCGGGCTTGATTTTCAGATGGATATGTTGGGCGCGGGCGAGAACGACGAAACGCGGGTACTCCCGACGACCGCACCGTTGCGGACGCAGCACACGGCGAACCGCACGGCCATTGTCCGCCCGTTTGTTGTACGCATGAACAGGAACTGCAACGCGGAAAGCGTGGACGAGCCGCTTTCGACCGTGACCGCCGGGGCCGCGCATCATGCCTTGTGTTCGCCGATTATTCTGGATCACTTCAAGAACGGCGAGGCGAGGCCGACAGACAAACCGATCGGCTCACAGACGACGCACGACCGTTTCAGCATGGTGACGCCGTATCTCATAACGGAGCAGACGAACAACGCGCCGCGAGGGATCGACAAGCCGCTCCGGGCGCAGACGACGGTGCGCAAAGACTACCTCTGCACCCCGCTCATTTTGGGGCAACAGGGCGGCGCGACTTGCCGACCGATTGACGAGCCATGCCCGACCGTGGCGACCGCCGGATCAATTCGCATGATCACGCCGCTTGTTTTGGGCCGTGACGCTTGCGCACAATGCCGCCCGGCGACGAAGCCCATGCCGACCATCACTTGCGGCGGAGCCATGCGCGTAATAACGCCGATTGTGATGGACATGAGCCACCCCGGAGATACAGACGACGAGCGGCGCGTGATTGGCGGCGACGAGCCGATAAACACGATCACGACGCGGAACAATTCGGCGGCGGTAATGCTGCCGGTATTGGAAGACGGGCGCGTGATCGACATCCGCATCCGTATGTTGAAGCCGAGCGAACTTGCGGCGGCGCACAGTTTCCCCGCCGACTACATCCTGACTGGCAACCGTGGCGAACAGGTGAAACAGATCGGGAACTCCGTGCCAGTCGAGACGGCGGCGGCAATGTGCGCGGCAGATTTGGAAGATAGGAAGACGGCATGACCACCCCATACTACCAGAGCCGAGCCGTGACGCTTTACAAGGGCGACTGCCGCGAGGTATTGCGCGAGATCGAACCCGCGTCCGTCGCCCTGCTACTCACAGACCCGCCCTACGGTATAAAGGTCGAGAGCGGCCAGTTCGCGGACGCGGCGACCGATTGGGACAACGGCGACCCGACCGAACTCATAGACGCCATGCTGGCCGAAGCCCGCCCGAAGATGAAGCCGAACGGCGCGTTTTACGTCTTCGGACACCCCGGCCAGTTTATGAACGCCCGGCAACAGTACACGCGGGCCGGATTTATGCCGCTTCAGGAGTTGGTATGGGTGAAGACGGAGTCCGGCGCGTTGCCGAACCAGAGCCGGGTGAACAAACAGAACCCGGAAGCCCTGCGGACTTACTTCCCCGAAACGGAGCGCATACTTTTCGGCGAGGTTATGGCGACAGGCCGCACCGAGGAAAAGGACGCGGAACGGGCGTGGCACTTGCGCGAGGAAAAGGAACACGACGCGAAGATGAAGCCGCTCGTCGAGTATATGCGCGGCGAACTTGCGAAGACGACGCTGACCGTCGCAGACGTTTGCCGACTGATGAAGGAGCGGACGGGGAAAGGCCCGATTTGCGGCCACTATTTCAGCGGCCACCAGTTTGTGTTGCCGACCGAGGAAATGTACGGACACCTCCGCGCCATTTTGAACGCGAACCTCAAGCCGGGCGTCGTCGCGTGTCAGACACGCGATTTCGCGGCCCTGGGCCGCGAGTATTCAAGCCTAAAGGCGGAGTACCAGAACCTCAAGGGCGAGTGGCAAGAACTCCGCGACCAATGGGAAGCGTTGCGCCGTCCGCACTACGCGCAGCCGCGCACGAAGTCCGACGTGTTGCGCTACAACGTGGTGGCCCTTGACAAGCGAGTCGGCCACCCGTGCGAAAAGCCCGTCGACCTTCTGGCAGACCTGATAAAGACCTCGACACGGCCCGGAGACACGGTACTGGACTGTTTCGCGGGATCGGGCGCAACAGGGATAGCGGCCAAGGCGACCGGGCGGCGGGCCGTCCTGATCGAACAGGAGGAGAGTTATTGCCGGATGATCCGGCGGCGGCTTGAAAACGACACGCCGCTTTTCGACTTCGCGGAGGGCGAACAATGACAGACGCGGTGCAGGCTTTAGTGTTCGACGCGCTCCACAAGGGGCGAATCATGCGGCAAGCGCAACGGGACTACTTCGCGACGCGGAGCGGCGACGCCTTGACGCGATCCAAACAGGCCGAGCGGGACTTCGACGCCGCGCTCGACGAAGCGGCGTGGGCCGTGAAGAACGGAACGCCGCGCCCGTCGCAGGGCGAGTTGGGCCTTTGACGAACCACAAACAAGAAAGGACGACAAATGCGAATAATCATAAACATCGACGCGGTGAAAGACCCGGACAGACCCGGCAAGAAAACCGTCCGCATCCGCACGGGCTACACATTCAGCGGAGGCGACCCGATCCGCATCATGAATTGCGGCGTGGAAATATACGACATTATAAAAGAAGGCTTCGGGCGCGGTTTTGAGGGCGGGCTTGTAATCCATGAGGGGGAGCGGAAATGAAGACGAAACGCGACCGCCGGACGTATAGGCGCGGGCGTCTCATAAAAGACCTCGCCGACCTTATGCGGCAAGATTTTATTTTCTACGTCCACAACGACCGCCCGATAAATTGCGGGTGGTTTAAGTCGTGGCAACTCCACTACGCCCAAAGCCTAATCTGGAATCGGCAACTATTCCGAGCCGTGAAGAAAGGCGGCACGAAATGAGCGCGAAAAACCTCGACCGTTGGGCCGTGATTAGGTTTTCCCACAACTACCCGAAACTTCACGGGCAGAGACTGGCAGAACTTCTCGCCGTTCGCTTTATCACGATCAGCAAAACGACGAACCACGAAATGTTGGAATACGACACGCGGTACGAAAACGCCGACGGGACAATCGGACACTACCCGCTGAAATCCGGCCAATATATGCGGCTTATCTTCGACGGCGACAAGGGCATCCCGTTCACAACCATTCGCAAGGCATGGCCCCGGCGAAAGGTGAAATTTTACGAAGAGATGGTCGGCGAGACGTTCATGATCGACGTGGAAGAGACGGGCGACAACTGCAACGGCGGCGACTGCGAACGCCACAAGTTAGGCGCGGAGCCTTGCGCGGGTTGCCAGTATTGCGACGCGGAGGGCAATATATGATCCGGGTGAAACTTGACATCGTTCCGCCGACTGCGACCGCCCAGCAAAAAGGCGTTTTCGTCCGAAACGGACGGGCGCACTTTTTCACGAAACAGAAAGTCCGCGACGCCGAGGACTTCCTGGCCGCCATGCTTGCGCCACACGCGCCAGCCGAACCGTTGCGCGGCCCGGTGTACTTTCAGGCGCGGTGGTGCTTTCCGTACAGGAAAAGCGAACTGAAGAGCGTGACGAAGACCGGGCGCGAAGTGCCACACACCAGCCGCCCCGACCTTGACAATCTGGAGAAGAACCTCCTCGACGTTTTGACGCGGTTGCGCTTTTGGGAAGACGACGCCCAAGTGTTCACGAAGTCCACGGCCAAGGTTTGGGGGCCGTCGCCCTACCTTGCGCTTGCCATAAAGACACAGGCGGAACTATTCAACGCGGAGAGAGAATGAGAAAGCCGAAAATCTACATAGCCGGGCCAATGCGCGGCTTGCCGGACTTCAACTATCCGAAGTTTAACGATTACGCGGAAACACACCGCGCCATCGGTTGGGACGTTGCGAACCCGGTCGAGATCGGCGCGGACTACGGAACGCCCGAACAGATAAACGCCGACCCCGCGCTACTGGCCGCAGTAATGGCGGCGGAAATTCACGCCCTTGAAACGTGCGACGCCATCTATCTTCTGGACGGTTGGCATAAATCCGAAGGGGCGCGGAAGGAACTGGCCACCGCGATTGCCTACGGCCTGAAAATCTACCTCGCGCCCGTCGTTTACATCCCGCTTATCCGCCGCGAACCATAACAGGGGGACGACATGAGCCTAACAGAAACAGACCTATTTGGCACAGAAGACAAGGTCGCCAATGCCATTGCCAGAATTAGGGCATTTTGCACAGGCAAGAAGACGCTCGTCGCGTTTTCAGGCGGCAAGGATAGCCAATGCTGCTATCACCTTTGCCTGGACGCGGGCGTTGAATTTTCGGCCCAGTACTCAATAACGCGATTTGAGCCGCCCGAACTGATCCAGTTTATCCGCGAGAACTACCCGGACGTGACCTTCCGCAGAGCCTACCGCCGTTCGCTTGTCGAGCAGATAGCAGACAATGGACTTCCGAACCGTTGGTTTCGTTGGTGTTGCGACGCGAAGCACAGGAAAACACCCGGTTTTGATATTGCAGTAATCGGCGTCCGGGCTGCCGAAAGCCCGCGGCGTGCCGCGAACTGGAGGACGTTCGGGAGAAAGCAAGACGGTTCATTTTACGTCTGCCCTATATTCGACTGGACTGACGCGGATGTTTGGGAATACTTGAACGGCAAGGGCTTGCCGCATTGTAGCCTATACGATGAAGGTTTCCGCCGGATCGGTTGCGTTTGTTGTCCGTTGTCGCCGTCCACCATGAGGCGCGACGCGGCCCGTTGGCCTAAAACCGCCGCCATGCTATTTCGCGGCCATTGCAAGAATTGGGACAAGGCCGTCGCCGCCGGGGGAAAGACGACTCACGGCAAGTTTTACCGAATGTTGGAATGGAGAACGGCCCACGCCGCGTTTGAACATTGGCTCGACGAGGGCATGACAATCAGAACGACCAAGCCGACCGACGACGAGCCGTGCCTGTTCGCTGGGACTGGCTTTTCCGAAAGCGACGGCCCGAATCCAGAGGGGGACGACGAACCATGACCGACGAGGCGTTTCAAAACTGGCAGCGCGGGAAATACGCCTCGGTCCTTGCCGCACTTACGCCCGGAACGCGGGACGCAAACCTCGCCGCCGTCGCCCTGTACGGACGCCGCGCCGGAATCCCGCCCGAAGAACTCTACGCCGACATTATGGCGAACGCGCCCGGCGACAAGCGACCGAACCCGTCCGCCGTCCGCCGCGCCGTCGAACACGCGGCCCGCACCGTCGAGTTGGGCGGCGAGAAGGATTGGGCGGCGAAGAACCGAACCGCCGCGTATGATCGAATCTGGAAAGCCCCGAAGGAGCCGACCGCCGCCGAGAAACGCGAAGCGGCCCGACGCGCCTTGCAGCCGAACATTCGCGGCACGGTTGCCCGGCTTGTGATCGAGGGGCGCGGCGCGACATCCAAGAGCCTCCGCGCCATGTCGCCGACCGCGATCCCGTCCGCCCCGGCGGAACAGGCGGCGGCGCACTTGAACGCGCTCGGCGCGGACTGGCGTTGGCAGATTTGGGCGGGGACTATCGGCGCGAAAGTCCCCGGCGGAAAGCGCGGCGGGATCGTTGCGCCGTTCGCCCTTGCCGACACGATACGCGCCGGGCTTGCCGACATACCGACCCACGTTTCCCTGAATCCGCTGACAGGCCGCGAGGGGCGGACGAAAGACGGCCTCCCGTCGTTCGACTGCGCCGGAACCGTCGCCGCGTTTCCGTTCGCGCTGCTGGAGTTTGACGGCTTGCCGCTTGCCGACCAGTGCGCCGTGTTCGCCGCCCTGATCCGAAAGAAGCCGGGCCGCGTCGTTTCCATCGTTTACAGCGGCGGGAAATCGCTCCACGCCGTCATGCTCATGCCGGAGTGCGACGACAGGCGGATGCACACCAAGACGCGGGTGGAAGCGTTGCGCGAAGATCGGACGGAAGCCGACGACAGGAAATGGGCGGAGAACATGGAAAAACTGCGGAGCGCGTTCGCATCCAGCGACAACCCGGCGGAACGGATTGACCTTGCGCCGACCATGAACCCGGCCATACACACGCGCCTCGCCGGAGCATACCGCGCCGACAAGTCCAAGCGGCAGACCCTTCTATACCTTGACGCCGAACTTGCGCGGCTAAATCTTGAAATCTTCTAAACTTGAAAGGCCCAGAGAATGAGCGACGAACCGAACATGACCACACACGACCTCGAAAGGATCGTGCTGGCGTCAATGATTGCCCCGGAAACCGCCAAGGCCGCCAACAAGGCGATCAAGGCGGCGAAATTCAAGCCGGAGGAAATGTTCACCGACGCGGACACGCGCCGCGAATACGACATCCTCGTCCACCACGGCGCGGAAGTTTTCGACGGACACCTCGGCGGCGTTCCGCTGGAGAAACTGGCCGCGCCGGACATCGGCGACATCGTGAAGCGGCTAAAATCAGACTACCAGCGGCGGCTTGCCGAGACGGACAGGACGCTCGACCAATTCGAAACGCCCGGCCCAGACAGCGAAGACCCCGACTGCCTGTTTCAAAACCGCTGGCTGCGGCGCGGTATGTGCGGGGCCATCGTTTCGACAAGCGGCGTCGGAAAGTCGTCGTTTTCCATGCAAGCGGCGACCGTTTGGGCGGGCGGCCAAGAGTGCCTCGGCGTTCGACCGCTCCGCCCGCTGAAAATCGGCATTTTCCAGAGCGAGGACGACGAGTACGACGTCGCCAACTTCCGCGACCGCATACGCATCGGGCTTGCCGCCGAACTGGACTGGAGTCCAGAACAGATAAAGGCCGCCGAGAGCCGCGTGACCTTTTGCGCCCTTGACGGATCGACCGGGGCGCGGTTTGTGGAACACTTGCGCCGGAAACAGACACAACACCACTTCGACCTGATAATCGTGAACCCACTTTTCGCCTTTTTCGGCGGCGACATGAACGACGGAAACGCCATGACCGCGTTTCTCCGCCACGGCATAGACCCGCTCATAAAGGCCGACGAGACGAAATGCGGCTGCATCATCATTCACCACACCGGGAAGCCGAACAAAGACGCGCTGAACCAAGGCGAGATTTTCAAAGCCTACCTCGGCAGCGGATCGGGCGAATTTACGAACTACATCCGCTCCGCCCTTGTGCTGACCCCGTGGAACGGCGGCAAGTTGCCCGGCGTCTTCGACCTTATCGCCGCCAAGCACGGCGACAAACTGGCGTGGCGGGACATCGACGGCAAACCGACGACAAAGAAAACGGTCTGCTACGCGAACAGGCTCCCGGAATACGCCGACAAAGGGATGATTTTTTGGGTTGAACCTGACGAGGTACAGTTTGCCGAACTCAAAAAGAGCGCGAACACCGCCGCGACCGTCAAGACGAACCAGCCGCCGCCGATTGAGCGCACCGCCCAAGTAATCGCCGAACTGATCCGAACGGCATGGACGCCGACCGCCCGCCCGGCGTCCGCCAAGCGCGGCCAACGCGAATGGGTAAGCAAACTCACGAAGAAACAGACTGGCGGCAACCGATCCACGAACGAGGCCGCCTACAACCTTATCGCCGCCGACCCTTCGCGCTTCAATCTCCGCGAGTACGGCAGCGGCAAGGGCGCATTTTTTGTCGCCGCCGAAACCGCCGCCATTACGCCGCCGGGCACAGACCTCAACCCCGAACAGGAGGAGTTGTTTTAACCATGAAAAAACAATGTCCCAAAATATCCCATTTAGGGGGCTTACGGGGGTGGGTGCGGATATCACAAAAAATGTCACAAAGTCCCCCTCTCTCTCTTACAGAGAGAGGGGGCTTTGGGATATTGGGATATTCCGCGCCCCCTTCACCCTGCATTTTGGGACATTCTTTGGGACATTGGCCGAAACGAGGTAAACCATGCCGCGTAAACCGAAAGCCAAAAAGCCCGTCCTCACCATCATCGAGGACACCCGCGAACAGACCCCGCTGACCGACTGGCCGGAAACCATCGCCGTCGAGAACGGGACGCTCCACACCGGGGACTATTCGATCAAGGGCTGGGAAAATTGTTTTACAATCGAACGGAAGAGCCTCGCCGACTTCGCCGGAACCATGCTCGGCGGGTACGAGGCACACAGCGAGAAGCCGAAAAAGCGGTTCAACCGCGAACTGGAGCGCATGAGACACTTCGACTGCGCCGCCGTGATCGTGACCGCCACGCCCGAAGACGTGCTGAACTTCCGCCACCATTGCGGCATGGACGCCCACGGCGCGTTGTGGGGCTTTGCCCTGTCAATCTTCGCCACCTACGGAATCCCCGTTTTCTTTATCTGGAACGCCGCCCTCGCCGCACGCTGGATTGCCGACCTCGCCCGCCACTACGTCGCCGCCCGCACGAAAAAGAACTTCACCAAGGCCGACCTCTCCGCCAAAGTGCTGGCAGATTGGGCTTTTGACTGATCCGCCAACATTGCCATGACATGACTTGCACGAAATGCAGACATAACCGCGAGATTGCGCGACTTGCTGAAGAACAGGCGCGGTTGCGTGAAATCTGCTCGAAATGCCGCCTCGGCGAAGATTTGGCCGGGGACGGCAGCGTGTCACTTGACGTGATCCACGACGGCACGGTCGGGCGCGTTGCCAAGGTTGCTCCGAACCACCCCGCCTCCTGCACCTACGACCCTGGCGAGATCGACGAACAACGGCAAGAGCCGGACACCGAGATGCGGGCGAACGACGCGCTGACCACCCTGTTGGCTTGCGTTGCCGCCCTGCCATACGAACAGGTCGCCCGGCTTGCCAAGGTTGCCGACGTGTTCCAGACCTTGACCCGCCCGGAGTTTGAGATCGTCGCCCACTTCCTGAACGGCGGCACAATGATCGGATACGCCGAATCCCACGGCCTAACCAAACAGACGGCGTTCGCACGGATAAAAGCCCTGTTCAAAGCCCGCCCCATATTCAAGGCCATCGCCAACGGAGGGCTGACGCACGGCAGGGGGGGGCGAGTTGCCATTCCGCGCCCGAAGTATCAGACGGACTTCTTCGACAAGTTGGAGGGATGTTGATATGTTCATAACTCACCCACCGCGTCAGACGCGCCACAAATGCCTTGTGGGCGCGAGGACGGCGACCCCTTCGCCGACACGCCAAAGAACCACGGACGCGCCACAGGGCGTTTTAGGCGGCAATGGCGCGATTGTGGCGGGAACGCCCCCTCGACCGAACGACCGCCGGGGCGGTGTAGGTACTGTCAGCCGAGGCGGCTTGCGCCCAAAGGCCGAGGTCTTGAACGTCTTTCGCGTCACGTTTTTTGGGGCGTAATGGCTTATTTGAGGGGCTAAATTGGCACTATTCGACACCAGCGAGACGCCGAAAGAGGCCGAAACGCCGCCCGCAACAGGCGGAAAGACGGCCATGCGCTGCCATACCGTGCGCGGAAAGCGGCTCTTTGACGTTCGCCGCTTCAATTCCGAGGCGGCGTTGCTCGAATCCGCGCCGTGGCACTTCCAGTGCGGCACGACCTACCACGTTATCAGCGGAGGCGATTGCGACGCCTTGACCTTCCTCCGGCACGTCGTCAGGCAACAGCGGCTCGACTTCTGCCTCGTTTCGTCGTGGTGCTACGGCGTGGAGGACGTTTCCGAAATGGGAAACTGGCTCGACCGGGGCGCAGTTGGGCGTTTCGACTTCTACTGCGGCGAGATCGCAAAGGCGTCCTACGCCATGTGCGCCGCCGAATTGGGCGAGATCGCCCGCAAGGGCGGCGGACGTTTGGGCGTGTTCCGCAACCACTCAAAGGTTATGGCGTTTTACGGCGAGAGATTCGACGGCGCGATCCTGTCAAGCGCGAACGTGAACACGAACCCGCGCACCGAGAACACGGTGATCGCTTGCCAAACGGAGGTCGCCGACTTCTACAAGGCGTTTTTCGACGACATTCACCCATTCAATTACAAAGATTTTCCGAACTTCAAGCCGTGGAGGCGCAAATGAGCGAGAAAACTGCACATTTAGACGAGGACACCCTGAAAACGCTGGAGGACTGCGGAGCGGCGGAAATGCCAGCCGCCGAGACCTGCGCAATCGCAGAAATCAGCGAGGCGGACTTTTGGGCAAGCCCGGAGGCGCAGAAGCGGTACAGGATCGGGCAACTCCGCACGAAACTGGAGATGCGGCAAGCCATAATCAAGATGGCCAAGAGCGGAAACCCCGCAATGGTGAAGGTTTACCAAGACTTCACCGCCGAAAACGCGACTGACTTGCCGCCGATGAAGTCAGCAGACGGCGAAAGCGGAGGTGAATTTGACGGGATATGAGCGCAACAACTACGAGAAAGCCCGTCCGCCTGTTGACCGAGGAAGAGGCGGCGGCGGTATTGAGGCGCGGCGGATCGAAACACGCGACCGCCCGCACCTTGCGTTGGCTTATTCAGCAGCCGGGCGCACCCGCCCGCCCGGACTTCCAGATCGACCTCGCCGCCGTCGCCGACTACCTACGGCGGACTGCCAAGCGGAACGCACCCGGCCTGAAAGGCGCGGCGGCACTTTTCGACAGGATCGTGCCGGAGAGAGCCCGCCCCCGCGCCTTGACCTACGCCGAACGGCAAGCGAAGAGCCGCGCCAAGTCGTCACACGCAGACATCGCCGCCGACCTTGACGCAGCCATTGACGGGATAGACTGGAAACGCCGCCGCCGGGCCGAGCGGGACTTCCTGTACTTTCTCCGCGCCTATTGCACGAACGACGACCCCGGCGCGGGCGCGTTTCTGGAAATCCCGCCGCCGCCGTCCATGCAGCCGATTGTCCGCGACATGGAACAGGCAATCGGCGACGCTTCGATCCCCTACCACATCCGCGTCGCCAGAGGCCACGGCAAGACCGCCTACACCAAGGGCGCGGCGTTATGGGTTGCCGCGACCGGGCGCAGACGCTACGAAGTGGTGGTCGGCGCGAACGACGGCAACGCCTCAAACATCATCGAGGACATTTTCGCCGCCGTCACGTCCGGCCCCGCGTTCATTCAGGACTTCCCAGAAATCGCCCTGCCGTTCCTGAAACTGGCCGGGGCATACCAGAGGGCCAAAACCCAGAAGTACCACGGCAAGCCGACGAACCCGCGCAAAGCCGCCGACCGCATCGTGTTTCCGTCCGTCGCCGATCCGCGAACGGGGCGACCATTCCCGTCGTCCGGCGTGATCCTTGACGCCATAGGCTTTAACGCGGGGGCCAGAGGTAAGGCGAAGGGAATCCTCCGCCCGGACTTCCTGATTTTCGACGACTTGCAGAACGACGACAAGGCGCAGAGCGAAGGACAGGTCGGCAAAATGGCCGCGAAGATCAAAAAGACCTTCATGGGGCTTGCCGGACACCGCAAGAAGATCGCCGCCATAATGACCTCGACGCCGATTGAGGCGGACGACCTTTCCGAGACGTTCGCCGCCGATCCCGGATGGAAGACGAAGACCTACAAGATGGTGACGGCCTGGCCTAAATGCCACAACCCAGAAGCGACCGCCGAAGAGCGCAAGGGCGTCCGCGACCTTTGGGCCGAGTATTGGGACATATTCCAAGCCGAGAAAGCCGCCGACCGCTTGCCGCACATTGCGGCCAATCGTTTCTACAGAAAGCACCGCAAGGCGATGGACGAGGGCGCGGCGGTACTGAATCCGCGAAACTTCGACCCGGCCACCGAGGTTTCGGGAATCCAACACGCCATGAACATCCTCCTCCGCGACGGCGAGGCGACCTTCATGAGCGAATACCAGATGCAGCCGCCGCGCAATGCGTTCGCGTTCGAGTTGACCGCCCGGCACATCCTGTCACGAATCCGGCGCGGCGTTCCGCCGAAGACCATACCGCCCGCGACCGTCTTCACCGCCGCCGCAACGGACATCAACCCCGGCTACGCGATAACCACGGCGATCACGACATTCGACATACGGCTGACCGCGCTTGTCACGACCTACCACGTCACCAGAATCAGAATCCCGGAGAACTTGAACGACACCGAGTTTAACGCCCGACTGTTCGCCGCCCTGAAAGCACACGCCCGCAAGATCGTGGCGCAGGGCATACCGCTCGACCGCTGGGGGATCGACGCGGGCGGGCGGCAATTCAACACGGTGACCGCTTTCGCACCGACGGTGAAGGCCGAGTTTGGGATCGAGGCCGTCGCCATGTTGGGCCGCGCCGGGCAGAACTGGAACCCGAACGTCCGCAGCCGAATCCGCAGCGAGAAGAACGCGACCATTTTGTGCCGCGATCCGCAGGGGCGGCGTTGGCTTGCGTGGAACGCCGACGAGTACAAGGAGAAGATGCACAGGGCATGGGCGACGGAGCCGGGCGCGGACGGCGGGCTTTCGCTTTTCGACGGCAACGCCAACCACTACCGCTTCGCCGTCCAAGTGGCGAACGAGAAACTCAAGGCGAAGACCCGCGTGAAGTCATCCGACGGCAAGGAGCGGTACGCCTACAAGTGGCAGACGAAGAACCCGCACGATTTCGGCGACTGTCTCGCCATGTGCTACGCGCTTGCGGGCGCGGAAGGTTTGACAGGGGAAGGAGAAACCATGCCAAAGAAAAAGACGCGCCTCGCAATCGGCGGCAAGATCGTCGGCGCGGAAACGCCGCAAGCCGAAACGGGAACGCCGCAGCCGGAATCGGGAACGGAAACGCCCGAAACGGGAACGCCGCAGCAGCTTCCGCCAAAGAAGAAGCACCGCCTCGCAATAGGCGGGCGGCTTTACTGATCCAGAAGGAGCGCAACATGGACTACGACACCCGCGACATTTTGCCCGACGAATACCGCAACCGCGAGGAACGCCCGAAACGCCGCCGCGATTTTGACCGCCGCGCTAATGGTGAGGAAAGGAACCTTCACCAATGGCGAGACGATTTACAGACCGCGCCGTGTTCGACGGCGAGACGCTGACGGGGACATGGACGGCCCCGGACGGCGCGACCGCCGTTGTCGTCAAACTGGCGGACGGCGCGAAGAACGCCGAGGTCGCCGCGACCGATAACGGCGACGGCACATGGACGGCGACCGCAACCGCCGAGACGCTTGCGGGCTTTTCAGGCGCGACGCGGTGGATCGTGTACGCGACCACGGCAAGCGGGACGGAGGCGATTGCGTCCGGCGCGGTGTACGTTCGCCCGCTTGTTTCCAAATACCGCGCCGTCGTCGCCGCGATTGAAACCGCCCTCCAGAATTGGGCGAACAATCCGAACCGCTCAATTTCTGTCGGCGAACTCCAGATCACCTACAAAGACCGCGCCGACCTTCTTGATATTCTCGCCTACTACCAGCGCAAGGCGGCGGCGGACGAGAACGGCATACAGCCCGCCGGAGGGGTACAGCTCATAAAGACGAGGTTCGTGTAATGTTCAACTTCCTCAAACGCAAGAAGCCACAGGGCGGCAAGCGCGGCCACTTCATGCGAATGTTCGCCGCCGCCGAGTGTTCGCGCCTGTTGCGCCCGTGGGTATGGGACGGCGGCTTTTCCAACGCCGACGTCGCCGCCGGGCTTGCCGTGATACGCGCCCGCAGCCGGGACATGGCAAAGAACTCCGAACACTACCTCCGCTGGCTTGACCTGTTTGTCGCCAACGTTATCGGGGACGGCGTGAAGTTCAAGGCCTTGCCGAGCGTTTCCGCCGACGATCCGACAACCGACGAGGCGGCGGCGAAGTTTCTGCAATACCACTGGTGGAAGTGGTGCAGCGCGGCGGACATGGCAGACGTGACGGGGCGCAAGACCTTCAACGCCATCTGCCGACTTGCCGCCGAGAATTGGGCGCGAGACGGCGAGGCGTTGATCTTGATCGACCGCGCCGCGCCGAACCCCTACGGATTTTCATTGCGGATCGCCCGCCCGGACGCGCTCGACGAGACGGCGAACGGCAACGGCGCGACGGCGGCGACCGTCATCCGCAACGGCGTGGAGGTTGACCGCGTTTCGCTTCGCCCCGTCGCCTACTACTTCCGCGCCGGGCGCGAGGACATGACCGCCCCGCGCCTGAACGGCCAGCCCGTCGTGCGCGTTCCGGCGGCGGACGTGTTGCACCTTTTCACGCAGCGTGACGAGTGCCAGACGCGGGGAATCCCGCTCGGCCATGCCGTGTTGCGCAAGTTGAAGATGTTGGACGAGTACAACTTCGCGGAACTTGTCGCCGCCCGCGACGAGGCGAACACGACGGGCATATTCTCCGCGCCCGTCGGACGCGACGGCGAGTTGGGCGAGTACGACGACGACCAATCCGCCGCGCTCACCATGCCGAGCGAACCCGGCACGAAGATCAAGCTCGAACCGGGATGGGACTACAAGACCGTCACGCCGCAGCACCCGAACCGCGAACTGACCGCGTTCAAGAACTCCATGCTCCGCGACATAGCAAGCGGCCTCGGCCTTGAATACGCCTGTTTTGCGAACGACTGGGGCGGCGTGTCGTTTTCGTCCGTCCGCGCCGGGACAATCGCGGAGCGCGACCACTGGCGGATATTGCAGGCTCAATTCATCGAGCAGGTGGCGTCGCCCGTGTTCCGGGCGTGGCTTGCGTCGTTTCTCCGCTTCACCGCGTCGAACCCCTACATCGGCGCGGACTACGAACGACTGGCCGAGCATGAGTTTCGCGGGCGGACGTGGGAGTGGGTTGATCCGATGAAGGACGTGAACGCCGCAGCCGTCGCCGTTGCGCATGGCTGGAAGACCGACGCGCAGATCGCCGCAGACTACGGCACGGACATTGACGAGAACATCGCCGAGGCCGAACGCATAAACCCGCGCAAGACCGCCGCCGGACTTTTGACCGCAACGCAAAAGGTAGAGAGCAAACCCGGAAAGGAAACAGAAGATGGGAAAGAAGAAAACTGACGGCGACGAGCCGAGAAACGACGGGCGCGTTTTCCGCGAGGCGGAGATCGTCGCCGAAACGCGGGACGCCGGGGACGGCAAGACCGAAACCATTGTCCGCGCCACCGTGTCGAGCGAGACGCCCTACCCGCGCACAATGTGGGATGAGGAAAACAAGGCGTGGGTGCGCGGCCATGAGGTTTTGGGCCACGCCAAGGGCGAGATCGACGAAAGCCGCATGAAGGACGGGCTCGTCATTCAGGACACCCACTGGGGCGACCAGATCGGAATCATCCGCAAGCCCGAACTGAAGGACGGCAAGTTGGGCGGCGTGATCGAATTTGGGTGCGGCGAACGTGCGCTGGAGATCGCAAGGGACGCCGCCGCTGGAATCCGGCGCAATATGTCGGTCGGCTACATCGTGCGCGAGTACAAGAAGGTCGGCAAGGCCGAGGACGGCTTGCCAATCTTCCGCGTGACGAAGTGGACGCCGTATGAAGCGAGTTTCGTGAATGTCCCCGCCGACACGAACATCGGCGTTGGCCGAGTGGCCGACACAACCGATGAGGGTAGGGGGGGCGCAGTAAGGGCGGCGGTCGTTGAACCGTCCGCCGTCACACCAAAGGAGAAAGAGATGGACGCAAAGACCATCGCCGCCCTTATGGCTCAGGCCGAGAGGGCGCACATGAAAACGGCGGACGTGACCGCCATGATCGAGGCCGGGAAGACCGAGGCCGAGATTCGCAGCGAGATCGCGGAGCGCGCTTGCGCCTACGCGGACGAACTGGCGAAGAAGACCGCGCAGCCCGAACCGCAGAAGAAGACCGCAATCTTCGACGGCGGCGACGAGCGCAAGATCGTGAAGGAGTACAACCTTCTGAACGTCATCCGCGCGCTTGCCAAGGACGGAAGCCCGGACGTTGGCTTTGAGCGCGAGATTTCCGACCAGATCGCCAAGGCGCAGCACAAGGACGCTCGCGGCTTTTACATCCCCGAAGCCGTCCTCGTCCGCGCAATCACGGGCAAGACGAACGTCTCGGGCGAGATCGTCGGCAATGGCGCGGCCACCGTCGAGACGTCGCTTCTGGCGTCGCAGTACATCGACGAACTCGTCGCCACGACCGTCCTCGGCGCGGCGGGCGTCCAGACCGTCGGCGGGCTTGTCGGCGACATTGCCATCCCGAAGGGAACGGCGGTGACGGCGGGCTGGATCTCCGAGAAGGACAACGCGACCACAAAGACGCCGACCTTCTCGCAGGTGCCGGGAACGCCCCACACGGCGGCGGCGAACGCGATTCTTTCCCGTCGCCTTGTCATCCAGTCTTCGCTTGCCGTCCAGAACCTTGTCGCCCGCCTCATTATGGAGGCCATTGGTAGGGCGGTCGAGGCGGCGGCGTTCGACGGCACGGGTACGAACAACCAGCCGACGGGCCTTTCCGCCACGACTGGCGTTGGCGCGGTGACAATGACCGCGGGCGCACCCACCAAGGCGAACCTCGTGGACTTCTGGGAGAAGGTGTACACGGCGAACGCGGCGGGCGCGAACATGAAGTACATCGGCAGCCCCGCCGTCAAGGCCCTGCTCTGCAAGACGCTCGACATCACAACCGTGTCGAACGGCAAGGCAGGCGATTCGGCGGCTATCGTCGGCGGCGTCGGCGCGGGGTACCTCTGCTCGAAGGACGCCAAGGTCGAGGGCTTTGACTTCCTCATGTCCGCCCTTTGCAACTCCAAGAAGCTGTATTTCGGCAACTGGGCCGAGATCCTCATGTGCTTCTGGAGCGGCGTCGACATGATCGTCGATCCCTACACCTACAGCGCGAAGGGCGCGTGGCAGGTGACCGCGTTCCAGGATTGCGACGTGATCGTCCGCCATCCCGCCGCGTTCGCCATCGGCACGGCCCTGTCGTGACCTTGCGCCCCCGGCGGAGTTGTTCGTCCTTCGCCGCCGGGGGCTTTTCAACCGAATTCACTCCGCAAAGAAAACGGAAAGAGAAGATGGGCCTCCGCGAAGATTTCCGCAATGCGCTCGGCAGCATAGCCGCCGCCGTTCCAGAGGCCGTCCGCACCATGCGGCACGGCGAGACGGAACAGGGCGCGGTCGTGCAGTCGTCGTCGCGGGACTTCGCGGAGGCTGTTTCGGACACCGCACCCGCAGAGGCGGCGCGGTACGTCGCAAACGCGGCGGACTTCCCCACGCTCGAACAGGGCGCGGCAGTGGAGTTGGGCGGATCGTTGCGCGTCGTCGTTTCGATGAAAACCGATCCCGTCGGCGCGACGTTCACCGTCGGGCTTTCGGCGGAGTTCGAGAAATGCCCGGCGGCGTATTCGGGAACGCGCCGCGAAGCCGGACGCGTCCGGCAGACAAAGCACCCGCTCGACGTGCTGCTGCTGGAAACCGGGACGGCGGACAACTACGCCGACGCGCTTGCGCCGACCTACGCGACCGCCTACACCGTCGCCGTCCGACGGACGGACTGGCCGGAGGTTTCAGACCCGGAGCCAAGCGACACAATCGAGGTCGCCCCGGACGGCCACCCCCTCACCCTCAAAGTTTCAACCATCACGCGGCACGACGGCTGGTACATCTTGAAGTGCCGCACAAGGGGGTGACTTGCATGGCGGCAATCCTTGACATTGCGGCCAATGTGCCGGAGGCAACCGTGCGCGACTTCTCCCGCGCTTGCGACCGCTACCGCGACGAACTGGGCAACACGCAAGCCGCCGCGATCCGGCGCGGCACGATTGCGCTCATAAAGGGACTACGCGCACGGACAGCCAAGGCGAAGCGGCAAGCCCCGCTGAAGGACGTGACGCGCTATGACGGCCCAGGCCCGAAGTACATCACGCCCAAGGGCAAGAAGCAGAAGCCCCTGCCGCGTTGGGCGATCCGCCGCCGTGGCGGACAGGACGCCAAGACCTACGTGAAGCCCGCAGAGACACGCGCAGAGGCGCGGCGCAAGGGCGGACAGTACACGCGGTGGGGACTTGCCAAACATTCGTGGGGTTGGTTTATGAAAGCCCTCTTCAAACGCGCAGAGCAGACGGGCGGCAACCCCAAGACGAAGATCGAGCCGCGCATGGCCGAGGGCTATCTCCGCGAGATCGTCACGGGCACAAGCCCCCGCGTTGAGGTTTTGATCGTGAACAAACTCGACTACATCCGCGAAGCGTTGCCGGAAGCCGCGCTGACCGACGCAATGACGGCGGCGACGCGCTACATCGACGGCCAGATCGACAAGGGACTGGCCAAGGCGAGAAAGGAACTGGCATGACCCCGGCGGAACTCATAACGCGGAAACTAAAGGCGGCAATTGAAAGCGTGGGCGCGACATTGCCCGTCTATTCGCTTTTGCTCGAAGCGTTGGAAGGAGAGAAACAGGAAACCCCGTCGAGCGGGATCGCCTTGAACGTCCACATTGCCGCGCAACTTGAAGAACCCCTGCCGCACTACTCATTCTCCGCCCGCGCCGTCCTGACCGTTGCGCTTGACGACGACAAGGGCGGCGGAATCTTCAAGGCGAACTACGACGCGCTTTGGGCCGTGTTCGACTATCTGGCGCGGGGCGACAACTGCGCCGAGTTGGGCGACGAGGCCGACGACACGCCCGCGCACGTCTTCGCCGTTGACGGCTTTCAGTTGGAAAACGGCGACGAGCCGGACTTCCAGCAGGACGAGAACGGCGGCACATTCTCCACATCTTTCGCGGCGACCATTACGGGCCGCGCAACCTGACAAGAAAGGAACACAAGAAGATGAGCAACGCAGGATTCAGCGCACCCGTCAACTACTGGGGGACAATCAACGGACTGACCCCGAAGTCGTCCAGCGACGGCAAGACGAGCAGCGTGGCGGAAGCCCCGAACGAGTACGGCGACACTGCCGCGCACGACGTCTACGGCGAGGTCATCGCCCCCTCGACCGAGTACGCCGTCAAGGGCGAGGTGGATCTCTCCCAGATCGTCCTCGGCTCGATCCACTCCCACACAATCGGCAGCGGCCAAAGCGCGGAAACGAAGATGCTCATGCTCACCTCCGTCGCGATCTCCACACAGGCTGGCAACCCGCCGACCGTCACGATCAGCGGCGTGGAAGTCGAGAGCGATGCGACCGCGAAGCGCACCTACGCGCTCGCAGGAACCCTCACCCCGCGCAGCAAGGCGCAAGACGTCTGCGGCGCGTTCACCGCGTCCGACAAGTTCACGCAGATTCAGACAACGGCGCAAGTCGATCCGCACGTCCAGACAGTAAAGGGCGTCCCCGTCGCAAGCGACGCCAGCCACGGACGGATCGAGGTACAGGCGACCATGACTGACTGCGCCGGAAACGGCACGATCACGGCGGCAAGCGACGGCGGCTTCACCGTCACGGCAAGCCCGGCGGAAACCGACCCCGACGCCAACTACATCACCCGCGCCGCCACGGCGACCAAGTTCCTCACAGGGACAGAGGTGGCATGATCTCGCAACTTGCGAAAGAGGATCTCGAGGACTTGCGCGGCGAGGGGTTGACGCCAACCGACGAGGACGTTATCCGCCTCCACGCGCTTGCCCTCAAGATCACCGACGGCCCGGAAGCGACCGCATACAACGCGCCGCGCTTCGCCATTGCGGGTGGCGTTGTGTTCTGGGAGCCGACTATGGCGGCGTTCTACTGGTACGGCTACGCGAAGCGGTACGCCGACGACGAGCCGACCGCCGACTGGCTTTTCGCGTTCGCCTGCGCCAAGGGCAGGGAGCGCGGCTATCTTGACGGCTTGCACGACCCCGACGAGATACAATGCGCCCTCGGCCACTTTATCAGCGGCGTGACCGCGACCAAGGCCGAGGTGGACGCCGCCGTGTACTACGCGGCTGTCGGAATCGAAGACCCCAAGCCGGAGAAGACGGACATCGCAAAGGAGCGCGAGAAGAACGAGACGCCCGACGAGCGGGAGCGCAGGAACTTCGCCGCGCTGGAAGAGAAACTCGCCGAGGCGGCGGCGGCAACCGGGCTGACGTTCGACGACCTTATGTGCCAGACCCCTTCGCGCTTGCGCGGCATGATCTACGCGGCGCACGTCCAGGCGGGCATGGAAATGACGAAGACGAGCGCAAAGGCCCACGCCGACTATCTGGCGACGTTGAACGCGATCACGGCGAGGCTACGCGCCGAGAAGTCCGGGCGCGACGCACAGGCGGCACAGGCCGCGCAATAGGCTACGGACGAAACGCCGCCGACACCTTCCGCGCCGAACCCAGGCGCGGTTTTCTTTTTGACCGCGCCGCGAATGGTGGAAAGGACACGCCGATGGCGACAAGCAAACAGATACGGATCAGCATTACCTCCGCGCTGAACGCCGCAGGGATCGAGGCGACGAAAGACCAAGTCAACTCAATGGCTCAGAGCGTGGCGAAGTCTATGGGCGACGCGGCGCAGAAGAACCGCCGCCATTGGGCGGACATAAAGGCGGCGTGGGACATGGGGACGGCGGCGATCCGCAAGGCATGGGGCGCGATCCGCTCCGGCCTGTCGTCAGCTTTCCACTTTGAGATGCAGACCCAGCAATTCAAGACCTTGGTCGGCAACATCGACGAAGCCAAGGCGCACATGGCCGACCTAAAGGAACTCGGCGACACTCCACCGTTTTCGCTTGACGAGTTTGCCAAGGCGTCCCGTTCGTTGATGGTAATGACCGACGGAGCGTTGGGCTACAAGAAGTCGCTCGAAATGATCGGCGACGCGGCGGCGGCGACGGGCTATCCGATTGAAGAAATGGGCCAGGCCGTCGGGCGGCTTTATGCGTTCATCCGGGACGGCCAGCCGCTTTCCAGAGCCGTCATGCAGTTGCGCAACATGGGCGTGATTACGCCTGAAGTCGCCCAGAAGTTGCAAGACCTACAAGCGGCGGGTAAAAGCAATGCCGAAATCTGGGCGGAAGTCGAGAAACAGTTGGGCCGCTACAAGGGAGCAATGTCCGAAACCGAAAAGACTGGCGAAGGACTGATTGGGGCGATCGAGTCGCGCTGGGACAACATCGTCCGCTCGTTCGGTAAAGCGTTCGAGGACACTGCCAAAGGCGGGATGACGGAAGTCCTCGACAAGATGAAGCAGATCGAGGAAGACGGAACGCTCGAGGTTTGGGCGTCGAAAGTCGCCGAAGCAATGATCGAAGCGAAGGAAGCGGTGAGTGGGCTTCTTTCCGTCATGAATCAAGTCGGCGACAAAGACCCGGTCGACAAGTTCGACAAGTCGCGCGGAGCAAGCGGAAACATTGCCACGTTTTTTGGAAATGCGTGGGCTCAGTTGGGAGCGATAGGAGCCGGAATCCGTGGCGCCCTTGTACCCGGCGAATCGTTCGCAGAGAACTACATGGCATACGGAGCCATTCACGGCTACGGAAGTTTTTCAGATGCGACAGCGCGCGAATTGTCCCGGATTAAGAACGAGAAAGGAGAATGGTCGGGCGACATTGACATCCGCGACGCGGATGCGGCGAACAAAGAGGAAATCCGCGCCGAAGCCGCGAAGAAACACGCCGAGCAAAAAGCCGAGCATGAGAAGAAAGCGGAAGAACGGGCAGCAATCGAGAAGAAGCGCGTCGAAGACTCGCTTGCCGACGGGCAGAAGAAAACCGACGAGCGCAACGCCAAGGCCGCCGCCGAGAAACGCGCAGAGGCCGACAAGAAAGCCGCCGAGAAAGCCGCCGCCGAACGCGCCCGGCTTGACGCACAGGAAGCCGCCCGCCGGGAGCGCGAACGGCAAGCCGAACTCGCGGCACGAATCCGCGACCACCAGAAACTACTCGCCGCCGAACGCGCCGAGGAATCCAAGACGCGCTCCGCCGTATCCGCCGCAGAATCGAAGCTGCAGCAGGCGTGGGGGTGGTATAGGGACAAGGACAGCATGGCCGCGCAGATTGCCGAGGAAAAGGCGGACGCGCAAGCCCGCAAGCAGTTTGAAAAAGACTTTGAACGGCTGAAAGACCGCCGCCGCGACTGGCGCAAGGCCGAGAACCTATCCGTCGACGACGAGGCCGTCCGCCGCGTCGCGCTTGCCCGCGAGGAGAAGGAACAGGCGGAACGCCACCTCGCCGAGATCGAGAAGAACACCGCCGACCTTGCCGAGAAGTTGGACGAACTCTTGCAAGCGAAGTGAGGAAGACAACATGGCATGGAGAACGGTACATTTTAACGCGAACGGGGGAACCCTCAATTCCCAAACCCCACTATATTACCAAACGTCGTCTTATGGCCCGTTTAATTGGGGCTATTGGACGACGAAGAAGGTGGCCGGGGGTTCCTACATCATTTACTCGATCACCAAGCCGACGCGGACAAACTACATCTTCACGGGCTTCTTTGAGGGATCAGACGGAACGGGTACACGAGCAGCCAGCGAGTCAGGCTCCTTATCGACATGGGTATATCCGACAGACGGCGTGACCGTCTACGCGGTGTGGAGAGACTACGCGATAATAACACTGAACAAGGGCGAATACGGTACAGGCGGAACGTCGACGATTTACTACAAATTGAACGGAGGCGAATTTTACTCAGACACCTCGCTGACAACCGAAATTACATCGATATCACCACCGACGGGAGGCGGAACTTTTGGCGGGTACTCCTACAACGGCCAGACCGTCATCGACAGTGACGGGAACATAACGACCTCGCTTGCGTTTACGACCGACGTGACCTTCAGCGCGAAATGGGTGGGCGGTTGCGTCGATTATTTCGGGCTTGCGTCCGATGCGCTCATTCCGATTTCGTCCACAAATGGAGATACGCGCCACCGCGTCGCCGTATCACACGGCGGAAAGTACGAGAGCGGCGTGAACGAAGTCGGCAAGGTTTGGCGCAATCCGTCCGTGACCTACGTCGTCAAGGCGAACACGACGGTCGCCGTCCAGCTTGGCAAGGCGTGGAAGCCGCGCAACGCCGCCTGGAAAGAAGTCGCGGTCGGCGCGTCCACGATTGCCGTTTCCGGCTTTATGATAACGACGGTCGAGATCGTGACCGAGGTTGGGAAATTCCCGACCGTGACCGTTTCCGCCGTCGCGAACGAGGGCGCGAACGCCGTCAACAACTTCACTGAGAACAAAAACAAATTCAACGTTTCCGTCCCCGTCGTCGCCCGGAGCAAGGCGCAGAACCTTCTGAACGCGATCAGCGGCGGAGGACACTTGCAGAGTTGCCGACTTGTCGCGGCTTGCGACCCCGTCGTGTGCGAAGAGAACCTCATGCCGTGCGCGTCCGATATTGTGAACGGGCGGTACGAACTATCCGCCGAAACGCTTGCGCCGAACGGAGAGGCCGCGCCGACAATGACGGCGGCAAGCGGGACGAACGGCGGCTTCGCGCTTATCGACGACCCATGGCAGGGGCGCGACTGCGACTTCATTCGCTACACGATACAGGCGAGAAAGGAGATGGTCTAAAATGGGCTACTACACAGGCAACGGCACGACGACGAACGGCGGCTCGACCGTCTCTTTGAGATCGTCCGGCCCCGCCGTCGGCGGCGCGTACTACACTTACCAGAGGACGACCACGACCGTCAACCTGAAGAACGGCGTGAGCCTTGCCACTGCACAGGCCGCAGCGGGCGACATGAGCCTCAACTACTGGCAATGGCCCGGCGGAGCCGTCGAGCCCGCTTGCCGTGGCACTCGATCCTCCACGTCCTACGCGCAGATAGACGGCTCGAACCTCTACGCCCTGACGACGACGAGCGAAACGATACAGGTGCGCGGAAAACAGGGTACTTACGACAGCGGGTGGCAGTCATGACGCCGAAAAAGTACATAACGCAACTGACGGGCGAGGACATGAAGGAACTCGCACAGGCGACCAACCTTGAACCTGGCTTTCTGATCCGCATAGACAAGAGCCAAGGCAAGGTCAAGATCAGCGTAGACGAGAACGCCCTCGCCCTTGCGATAAATGGATTTTTCAGAAACGGCGGGTGCAACAAGAACGCGGCGGACTGCGTGACCGTTCCGTTTGCGCCGCCGAACTGACGCGGCACGGCGGTTTGACCTACTCGCCAAGAGTAGAAAGGAACGCCGCCGCATGAAGGAAAACCAAGTCACAATCCGCGCCGACCGATTGAACAGGCCGCTTGAGACCTGTTTCGTCGGCAAACTGTCCTCGGCGGTTTTCAGGATCGTCGGCGACATTCCCGACGACATAGACGGCATGACCGTCCAGATCGGCAGAACCGAAGACCACACGACGCACCAGCCGCGCCCGAACTACACGGTCGCCGCGAACCGCAACGCGGACGGCAAGACCTTCCGCTGCTACCTTGCGCCGTTCTGTTTCCCGGACGTGTCCGACGCGCTCGAATACCACGTCGTCGCAACCGACACGACGGGCAACCCAAGGTGGCTCGGCACGGGACAGCTGATCGTCCGCGACAATCCAGCAGACGGATCGCCCGTCACGCCGGAGATCATACCCGCCGACACCTACATCCGCAACCCGGCGACGGGGCTTTACCACAAATTGACCGCAGCCGTGGACGAGGACGGCAATTTGACCGTTGCGCTTGAAGATGAAGGTATTGAACGATGAAGAACGCAACAACCATATTCTGCATGGCGGCGTGCCTTGCGCGCGCGGCTTTGGCCGCGACAATGGCCTCGCAGCCGTGGACGACGAACAGGATCGCGGAGGCAGAGGCGCGCTTGTCCGCGAAGGTCTCCGCCGCGACCAACGGGCTCGCGTCTAAGGATGACCTCGGAGGATATCTGTCGCTCTATGGCGGCACGCTCACGGGCGACCTCGCAGTCGGCGAGGAGCATACCGCTTCGCGGAAGCTCACCGTCGCTGCCGAGAACGGAGCGGCCGGGATCACGTTGAAGGGCGGCACGTCAACCGGAATCGGGAGCAGCATGATAGTCGGCAGCTCGTCTGGTGGCGGCGGAGAGATCAGCATCCAAGGCGGGGGGAGCTCCGGCGGTAGGCTATATGTCGGGGGCTTGACCGGTGCCGGCGGGGGCGCCATTGAAGTCGACGGCATGGGCGCCTCCATCAAGAAGGCCGGCTCAGAGGTCGCGACCGAGGCCTACGTAGACGAAAAGGTGTCCGGCGTGTCCGGCACGCTCACGACGCTGGCGGGCGCGGTGAACTCCAAGGCGGACAAGACGAACGTCTACACAAAGGAGGAGGTGGACGAGAAGGTTGATGCCGTTGACAACAAGGCGGACGAGGCATATTCAGCCGCAGATCAGATGGTGGATGCCGTCAACAGTCTTTCCGGCACAATCGGAACCCACATCCGCGACACGAATAACCCGCACAATGTGACGGCGGAGCAGGTCGGCGCGACGACGCCCGCAGACGTGACAGCCGCGATCCGCGAACAGTCGCTCGGCGGCATTTGGGACGAGACGTTACAAGTATGGTGGACGCCCCGCATGAGGAACGGAAGCCTCACCTACGAAGCGACGACGAACGTGAACCTCAACGCGGAGAACTGACACGATGAAACGACCGACCCTTTTCCTCTTGTGCGCAGCGGCAACCGCCGCAGCCGTCGCAGCCCCGAATATCACCAACACGGTGATGATGGTGGATCAGCGCGGGAACCTGAACGTCGAGGGCGTTGCGTCCGTCGCCGACGTTGCCACAAACGCCGTCATGGTGCAGATTGCCGAGGCCAAGGCCGAAGCCGCGCAGCAGACCGCGCAAGGCGTCACGAACGCGATCAACGCGGTGGTCGAGAACATCATGAGCAACAACGTCGTGGTCTACCGCTCCGGCTTTTCCGACAGTTTCGCCGCGCTTGTGATTTTAACAGAGGACGACATTCTGGCGATCACCGAGGCGCGGTGGATAGAGCGAACCGCCGCCCGGATCGTCGTCGAGGTGGACTACGTTTCGACCGCCGATTTGGGCGCGATAAAGCCCGCCGTCCTTCACCACAACACGCTCGACGGCGGACGCGCCAACTTCGAGGAACTGGCCGATGCGAACGTGACCACGCCAGTCTATCACGCCGAAAGCCGGACATACGACGGCCAGACGTTCGCGGGCTACTACACCATAACGGCGACGATCCCGAACCCGTCCGGCACGTCGTCGTACTTCCTTTGGATCAAGGCGGACGCGGACGCGCCGAGCGGGGACGGAACGACGCTCGACTTGCCGAACGGCGTCACGGGCGGCGTTTCCGGCGAATACGTCTGGGGCGACAAAGTGCTGACCTTCCGGGGCGGCATCTTGAAGGGGGTGCGCAATGCTGAATGACTTTCTCGCGGCTTGCCAATCAGGACTGACCGCCTGTTGCCTGTTCATGGGCTTTCTGATGATTGCCGTTGGCGTTGCCTTGACGCTTGCGCCTGTAATAAGGGAGAAATTGGCGAGGTTTCGGAAGTTGAGTCCGATTAATAAGGCCGTCGCGCTTGTCGCCGTCGCCGTCGCCATTGCCTACGGCGGCACGAAGCCAGTACAGAACGCAGGGGCCGACGAGGGCATCGCGCTTGTTTCCGTCGCCGTCGAATACGACGAGACGAACGACGTGACCGCAGTCGAGGTTAGTTTCACGGGCCACAACGTCACCACGGAGACCCCAGTTTCCGTCCGCAACGACCAGAAAGAGAACTGGCGCGAACTGGAGAAGATCGGCGCGACCGTCACGACAGAACTCGCAACGAACCTTCTCGCGTTTGCCGTCGCCGGGGACGTTTCGACCAACAAATTCTGGTGGGTTGGAACGGAGACGCCCGCCGTTATCATCGAGACGACTGGAATCACGATCACCCACTTCGCCGCGTCGTCGTCGTCCGTCCAGATCATGTGGACTTGCGACGACCCGAACGCGACCGAGTACATGATCCAGCGGCGGCGCAAGGGAACGAAACAATGGGAAACCGTCGGCGTCACCACGTCGCTTGCTTTCGTCTATGTCGGCTTTACCGTCGGCGAGACGTGGGAATGGCGGGTGTCTTCGACATACGCGGAGGTGGAGTAATGCGCGGGGCTTTCCTAACATTGGCCGCAATTCTGGCGGCGACGACGGCGCGGGCGCAACTGTTCGCGGATCGGGGCGCGACCAATATCGTCATAACGTCCGAGACGATAGATGAACCCGCGTGGAAGCGGCGCGTCGTGATGAAGAACGGCGAGACGGGCAAGATCATGAACGACGGCGGCACGGTTGGTGACGCGGCGAAATCGGCGGCGGCGGGCGAAGCGGCGGAACGTGCGGCGGAGATCGGGGACGCGGCCAACGTCGCCATGACGAACGCCCTGCAGACGCTTGTCGCGGCACAGGCGGACGCGGCTACGAACGCCATCGCGCTTGCGCTTGTAATCATGCCGGAGACGAGCCGCACTAACTTCACTGCCTACGTCGTGAAGACAGATACGGCGGGCGCGGTAGATACGCAATGGGTATGGTACAACCGCCAGATAGACATCGAGCCGAACCGCTACGTCGTCTATCAGACGCACGACCGCGCAGCGACAAACAAGGTCGCGTGGATCGACTGGAAGAACCCAGAGACGATCACCCACAACGGGCGGACGTGGGAAGGTTGCCACCGTTGCACCGTCACCCGCCCGACATGGGCGCAGGGCGTGACGTGCCTTGACTTGCCGAACGACAGGCTCGGCGGGCCGTCCGGCTTTGATTTCGGCGACCTGTTGCTGACCGTCGGCGGCGATCCGGCCTACACCGGGATCGTCTCGAACGGCGTGACCGGGGCCGTCCTGTACTTCGACAACGGCTTTTGCAAAGGAACACCGCAATGAAGAAAACCGCCCTCGCCATGACATTCGCGGCAATCGCCGCAACGTCCGCAGCAGCCGCCGTGCTTACGAAGTCACAAGCGGACTACTTCAAGAACCGCCGCATTTGCGTGAAGCGCGACACGACGACCATGCCTGGGTACGTCATTACCCATTGGAACAGGAACGGCAAGGCGGACACGAAAGGCCCAGCCGTCGTCACCAACCGCCTCCAGAAGATCGTAGGCAAGGAGCAGAAGAACCCGATACAGGAACGCGCCGAAGCCGCTGAAGCCGAGGCAAAGCCGCTCCGCGACCTGAAGAAAGCCGCGAAGCGCACGGCCAAGAACTTCGACAAGATCATGAAGGATTTGGAAAAGGCGAGGAAGAAAGCCGAGGACGCCGACGAGTTGGCGTTTTACGAACGGCTGGGCGAGATCATAACAGAGGCGTTCAAAGCGGAGGGCAACTAATGTGCGACCGTAAATCATTCGCAAAAATCCGCGATGCAATAGGCAACCTACAAAAGGCGGACGCCGTGCAATCGGAGCAGATAAAGACCCTTTTCCACGTCACCGAGCGGCAGGGCGACACGCAGACCCGGCTCGTGAATCGGCTCGTCCTGGCCGTGATCGGCGTCTTGATCCTTGCCGTGCTTGCGCTCATTTTCGGCGCGTTGGGGGAGCGCGGCTTTAAGGCTGTCACGACCGCCGCGCCGACCGCCGTTGCGCCGCGCTGATTTTGACCGCCGCGCAGATTGTAGAGGGCGCGGCAATTCCGCCAAGCCCGAACGAAAGGACACACACACGATGAAAGAAAAACTCCTCGCGTTTGCGTTCGAGTATCTCCTGACGAAGGAAACCGCCAAGAAACTCGCCCGCACGTTGAACAAGAGACTACAGGATCGCGCAGCCATGAGCGACGGCAAGCAGAAAATCGCCGGGTATCTCCGCGATTTTATGGCGACGGGCGCGGTTTATTCCGAATCCGTCGCGGACGACGGCACGATCAGCGACGCCGAGCTGGAGAAGATCAACGCCCAGACCGACGCGCTCATTGACCGCTATGTGAAGTGAGGGGGCGCGACATGGGAAAGACCGTGAAAGGCAAAGACAAGGCCAAGGCGAAGGTCGCCAAGGCCAAGGCCAAGATCGCCCGGAAGACGAAGCGCGGCGGAGTTGCCGCCGTCGTCGCCGCGTTCGCGCTTGCTGCGATCCTGACAGGTTGCACGACCGCCGACAGTGCGCAGCCCGCCAAAAGCCAAACGCAAGAAAACCGCTTCGACGGTTGCACTTTCGTCATGGCGGCGAAGACGACGATCAGCAACGGCGTTATTGTCGCCGAGGGCGACGCCGCGCCCGCGCTCGAAATGTTCACGCAGACCCAGAGCCTTGAAAGCACGGGATCGACGGACACGTTCGGACAGACGGCGACGCAGACGCCGACAACCGACATCAAGCCGGACATCGACGTCCACTACAACGACGCGGTGGGGACTGGCGGCAACGCGGCGGCGACCTTCCTGTCGTCGCTTTCGGCGGAATCGTTCGCGGCGTTGCGCGACTACATAAAGAGCGGCAAGAGCGGCAAGGTGACCGTCACCACGAAGGACGGCAAGACCGAAACGCTCGACTGCGCCGACGGGACTTGCACCTATTCGGGCGGCACGATCACGGCGGCGGATTGCGACGCCTGTTCAGAGTGTTCGCCGAAGTGACCGCCGTTGTGGTATAATATCGGGCGTGGTTTTCGGAAGTCGTCCTTTCGGCCACGCCGCCCCCGTTGCCTTGCCCGGCGCGGGGGCTTTTCTTTCGCCCGGATCGGCCACGAAAAAAAAGTGAAAGATTTTCCTTTTGCTATTGACACACTACGCCGAAATATGATATACTACGGGCAGATCTTGAGGAACACCAGAGGCCGGGGCAACGGTCCGCCCGAAAGATCGAACGAAAGAAGACCGAAAGGACGAAAACGATGAAGATCACCAACACGACCGCCGCAGAAACTGCCGCGACAATCGACACCATTCTCGAAAGGGAACGCCGCCGCGCCCCGCTCGATCACCGCGACTGGAGCGACAAGACCGCCGACCGCTTTTGCGAACTCACGGCGGAAATTTACGACATGGACGAAGACACCCAAGTCGAAAACCACCGTGGCTTTGCGCTTGTCTGGAACTCTTGCGGCGTCTGGCGCGTCGAAGTGAAGCGCGGCAAAGTGACCGGGCTTGCGTAATCGGAAAGGCTGCGAACCATGACAATCTACTACGTCGGAAATGAAGAATTTTTCAACCTTCGCGCGGCCAAGGCCGAAATGAAGCGGACTGGCAACCCCGGCCAGAAGATGAAGGTCTACGCGAACGGCGAATGGATCCCGTGCGGCGAGATCAAACTCAACGGCTCGAACCGTTGCCACATCGTCGGCGCGAGATCGTCCAACACATACTGAAGGAGAACCCACGGCATGAGAAAGCGCGAACTTCACGCGATCAGGAAACGCGCCGCCCGCGCCGCCCTTACCGAAAGGTGGGGCGGCGACAAGCGGACGCCATCGAAGCAGGTGCGGGTGGACGCGGACGCCGCCGACCTTCTGGCCCGTGTGCCGGATCGTGACCGCCGCGCCGTCGCCTCGAAGGGCGTCCGCGAAGCCGCCGCCGAGTATCTGGCCGAGAACGGCGGCGACTAACCAAGGGCCTCGACCGCAGGGGACGCCTTGCGCACCATCTCGTCGGCCAGCGCGTCGAAAGTGTAAACGTCCGTGACGCACCCGCCCCCGGTATGGCCGAGGACGGCCCGCGCCGCCTCCAGGCCGAACGCCCGGCGGACTTCCGTGCCGAACGTGTGCCGCAGCCTGTTCGCGCCCCACGGCGTGATTTTGGCCTTGCCACAGGCGGCGCGGATTGTCTTCGTGTAGGCATCCGTCGTCCAGCGTTCGCCGAGGACACGCGGCACGGGCGGCGCGTCCTTCCGCTTGCCGTAGATTGGAGTGACCCTTGCCGTCCGCCGCGCTTCCAGATATTCGCCGAACGCCCGGACTGGCGAGAACGGCACGTCGCCGCCGTCCCTGTGGCGTTCAAGGATTGCCCGCGCTTTCGGGCCAATGCAGACGACACGCGGCTGGCCCAATTCGCCGCGCCAGTCGTTCTTGTTGACTTCCGCCGGGACATGGTACACCCAAGGCGTCCGGCTTGTGTCGATTAAAGACCAGCGCAGGGCGCACAGTTCGCATGGGCGCATCCCAGTAAGGCGGTGGACGCGCACCATGTCCGCCGTGTTGGGCATCAGGTGCCCGACCGTCGCCGAGATCGTGGCGTCGTCCACAGGGCGCACGGGGGCGCGTTCCGGGGCGGAGGATCGTCCGCGCTTAATGCCGCGCACTTGCGTCAGTTCTGCCTTGACCGTCGCGGGGATGATCGCCTCGTCCAAAGCCCAAGCCAGCATATACTTGACGCGCCACAGGCGGACATTCACGGTCGCCCGCGAGACGCCAGAGCGAACCAGCGCGTCGCGGAGTTGCAACATATCGGCGTGGGTAAGTTCAGCGACAGCCGCGCCGCCGTACAATTCGCGGAACATCCGAACATCAAGGACGGCGTTTGTCGCCGTCGAAGTCGGCAAGCCGTCCGGCCCCAGATAGTATTCGCGGCAATGGGCGTCCCAGAGGGCGCACAGTTCAGAGACGGACACGCCCGCCGGATCGTGTCGGCGTATCTGGCGCGTATGCTCCTCCCAGTACCGGGCGGCGGCCTCTTCCGCCATCTTGCGCGGGCGATCCGTCCGCAACGTATGTTTCGCACCGGGAGCCTTGAGCGGGACGTTCCGCCGCTTCTTTTCGCCGGGGAGTTGCACCGAGTAATACCAGAGGCCGTGGTTGTCCCACACAGACCCCGTTTGCTTCAGTCTTGCCATGTGCGCACACTTTCCGCCCTTGCGGGCATCGAACCCGGCGAAGTGTCTTAAAGTGTCTTAAAACACCTTTTACACCCCTATCCGGGCGGGCCGCCGCGCAGAGGAGAAAGCGCGGAAACCCCTTGTTTTGCACACATTTTTGAATGGTGGAGATAAGGGGAGTCGAACCCCTGACCTTCTCAATGCCATTGAGACGCTCTACCAACTGAGCTATATCCCCAAGGAGGTGGAAAACGAAAGATAGTATACAGGATTCACATCGGAGATGCAAGCGGGAACTTGAAGAAAATACAGCGCGGCGACGTATCCCCTTCACCGCGATTTCGCGACCTTCTGCAGGACGGCATTGCGGAT